GATTCTTTTACGTATTGGGAAGAAATATTGGAATATAGAGATTTTATACTGTCAAATGTGGCTACTACTTTTGTATTGTCAACCTGTTGTGTAACAAGTAAAGAAAATTTTACTTGTAAATCTGGGTCTATATTCGGTGAATTAGTTTGGATTGTAATTATTAAATCCCTTGGTTGATTTCCAAAATTAAAATCTGAGGTTATGTTTATGGTTTGGGATTTTTCATTAGGATTATAATTAACATATACCTTATCCCCAGTACCATCATTCCATGGTATTTCTGCAATAATATTGGAACTTGCTTTTGCTTTCTTTGACATAATCCTTATTAGGAAAAAATCCAGGTGGGTTTTGAATTCCACCTGGATTGTTGATTAATCTTTTTAAGAAACTGTGAATGTAGTATTGGTAGTAACTTGTACTTGTACTTCTGAACCATCTTGAGGTACATCGATAGAAGTAGGAGATACTTCCAAAGTTGGATCACCAGCAGTTTGATTAAGAGTAAGAGTAGCTGATACACTGGAACCACCAGCTCCTTCTACTGTAATCTGTTGGGTTCTTGCATCTACTGTTTCATTTTCAACAGCATTTAAAGTTAAAGTGAAGGTATACTGAGCAGTTGCTCCAGGGTCACCTTCAATAGCAACACCGTTTACAGTATTAGAACCATTTGCCTGATATTCAATTGAAGAAATATCTTCAGTGATTATATCACCTGCACCCTTTTTAAAGGTAAGTTTTTGAGAGTTTGATTTACCAGTAATAGTAACTACTCCACCAGCTTTATCAACTGCAGGTGAACTATTATCAAAACTTACAAACTCCTCTTTGGGTAATAGATTTGCAGTAAATTTCTTGGGTTCTGAAACTCCAGGAGCTGTTACTGTAAATTCTGCTGATTGTTTAACACGGTTACCACTATTGAGTGTTTGTGCTTTTACTTTTAAAGTAGTATCCCCACTACCTGTACTGGGATTTACTACTATACCTTTTTTGGTTACTTCTGCCATTTTTTTTATTTATTCCACAAAAAAAGTTGTATTTGTGTACACTTGATTAGTATCTTGAAAATTGTTTTGTTCAGATAAAAATACACTTAGTTTCTCAAGAGAAAGTCTTGGTTCTGAATCATCATTGGTCCAAACCACTAAACCATTAAAAACAGCTTTTCTTATTTCCCTTCCATTAAAAACAATTCTTTGGATTTTTCTGTTATTAAATGAGCTTATTGGTGTTGCCATAATCTAATTCCCTACCTGAACTACAAATTTATTGGTAGTGATAATATTACCACTATCTAAATACACTAAATCAAATTGGATTTCATAGAGACCATCATTATCAAACAAAAGGTTTATTGGGATACTCAATATAGAATTTGGTTCTATGGTAAACCCAGTTGAACCACTACTGATATAAGAAGTATTTGTTCCAACTTTATTAAAATCTGAATCCTGTATAATTAAGTTCCCAAATTCTTTGGAATTATTTCTTAATAATATCCTAACCCTTTTATAGGTATTATCTGTGGGGTTTTCTAGAATTAAATTTAATATTCCAGAGTTATTCTTAATAAATTTATTCTTTATCTCTGCATTACTAAATCTTGGGATTTTTTTTTCTGCTGAAGAACGTAATACCACAGATGATACTGGTTCATATTCAAAATATAGAACATTATCTTCTTTTATAGGTGCACTATCAGTTACTACTATGGATTTTACCATATCAGAAGTAACTGAATTCTTTGGTATGGAACTTGATGATGATTGGTTCCCTCCTACTCCTATAATTAATTGTCCTGACATTTTTTTTTACTTAATACCCATACTGTAAAGAATTTTCAGGGGCATCTTGGATTTCCGAAATTATTTCTGGGTTCCAACCAGGATATATCTTTGTGGTAATGAATTCCCCACTTCCTGCTGGTTTAACTGATAAGCTTATTGCTTCATCAGTTATATTTTTAATAAGGAAAACCTCCTTAGGTGAACCAAGCTTAAAGTTACCACTTGGTATATTACCTATTACACTTACCTGTAAACTTAGGGTAATGGATTTTCTACCTTGATTTTTCATTATTTGAATCTTTATTGGGGGTACCTTTATTTATGGGTATACCCAGAATTTTAATTAATATTCCTATCCCCATTATTGTTATATTTTTCTTGTAATTCTAAAGCTTCTTGTTCTGGTAATTCTTTCCAATCAGAAAAATCACTATTATCTGGACCTGATATAGCACGAGTAATTACTATAAAAGGTAGTCCACTTTCCTCTATACCAGTTTTTACCAGCATAAAACCATTTTTTGCTTGTATTCTTTTCATACTCCTATTACTTGCCAATTTTTATCCGTAGCTATCTTTATATCTTCTTCCGTAAGTTCAGATGTCCCGGCACATCCATTTATGTTAATAACTCTTACTGATTCACCTTTGAAATTTGGTAACTGATTAAAAATTTCTATTATGGCGTCATAAGAAAGTGGAGCAAACTGAAAATATAAATGTGCGTTACCAATTTGATAATCAAATGGGGATTCCGATGAAAATGTTAACCCAATTAGACCAATACTTAAATGTTCTCTTTCACTTGGCCACACTAAACATCTTATCTTTGTATTTTTTAGGTCCAATCTCATGGTTTTTGGTACATAATCCATATTAAGAATGAGTCCATTTCCTTTTGACCCAAAATCGCTTGGTAATTCAAAATCATATAACTGTATACAATTTTGCAAAAATCCTATTGCATCCTCTACATTCGGCATCGATTTGGGTAATACCAATTTTCTCAATGAGATGCAATTAAAAAAACAGTTCCTAACATAAGTACCAGTAAATGGTTCCTGAGGCATGATTACTTCCTCTATCATTTGTCCAACTCCATAAAAGCAATGACTCCATTGGTTATACGGTGATACCTTCATTTTAGAAAGGTCTACTTTACCTCTGGTTTGATTTTCACAACCCCATAGATATTCCCCAAATTCTCCTCCTTCAATCTGAATGTCACTTAAATCTTGACAGATACCATTCCTAAATCTATAACCGATTAGCTTAGTTAATTTTAAAGTATCCCCGGCATGTAATATGTATTTCAATCTGGTTCTATTATAAGGAAAAGAGGGAATCATGTCTATTGTATCCGATAGAAATTTAATGGCTTCTAAGGGGAATGTCGCTATGTCGAAGATGGAGAACTCAAACTTACGAAGATTCTTTCCAAATACAATATATTTATAAGGAGCTATATTAAATATCTTTTGAGGGTAATCTAAATACACATAACCGTTTGGATAAATATAATGGGGATAGTCAATCGAATGTAATTCATACGTAACCTTCATTATCCAAAATTCCCTGCCATTAGTGTCTATTCTGCCAGTTCCTTTTAAATATTTATGGTTTGTTATATTGGTAGTTATTGGGGCGATAGTGGTATAAATTTCACTACCGTCTCCCCAATCTATCTTATAACTTTTTACATTAAAAGAGGAGTACTGCACAAAAATATAATCTTCAAATGTAGTCGGTTTATCGTCTGTCACCACAAACCAAATGTCATTATCTGGGCATTCGTCAAGATTTCCCCATGACGGGTCGGGAATAAATTTAGGTTTTTGAACAATAGCTGGAACTAATACCTCTTCTTCTACAGAAATTGGATTTGAAGGATAAAGTACTTGCTCCTCTATTATTGGTACATCTGGAACTAATACCTCTTCTTCTATAATAACATTCATGATACAATTTCTATATTGGTATATTCAGTTTTATCTCCATAATCCCAAATCCCATCATTAAAATCAGAATCTGGGGTATTGAATGCTCTAGTTACCCTTAATATCCCACATTGAAAGGTATTTGAATTTACAATCACTATAATATGATTATCTTCAATCTTATGGTTTACTCTTGTAGTACCATCATAACTAGCAACTAACTGGTTATCCTTTGCATCTTTATAAGTAAATTTAAACTGGATATCTTTTGGGTCAATCAATACTCTTTTGGTCTCCCCATTTTCTTCCTGTTTTGCATATAAACCTACTTTAATTTTAAAATCTGCCCAGTATGGTTGTGGTTGTATTTGATTTTCCATATCAAATTATTTCATAAACTTTTCTACCATTTGTATTCCTTATTATGGATTGTTTTCCAGAACTTATTATGGTAGTATCTGATACATAAGATTGTAAAATATCTTCATTCTCTTGTGGGTCTTCTCTATCTAATATGATAAAGAATAAAAGAGCTTCATCTGATGCTTGTGCAACTTGGGTATCTCCGGATGGTTTATATACTTTCCCATTTAATATAAACCTATCTTCGGACCAATTAAAATCCCAATACCCATATTTGTTTAATAAATTGTTTTCCCTTAAAAGGTTAGCAGAAATATATAAAACCAAATTACCATTATCTAGTTCACCAGAAATGGAATTTCTTCCAGATGATGCCCAGGTTTTAATAAAATTATATTGGAATAACCCCTCTAATTGATAAGGTACATATTTAACTCCAATATCTTCACCAAAAGCCAATGGTTGGTTTATTTTTCTCAACCATAGGAATGGTTGTTTACCAGCATCTACATCTATGAAGTTATTTATTATGGATTTATATTTGTCCCAATCTTTTTGGGACATTCTGCTAATTTTTGGCATATTACCTCAATACTTCTAATGGGTCTGGACCATCTAATAATCTTGGTCTCCTTCTATTTACCACTCTTGGTACTACAACTCTAGTTTGGTTTTCACAGATTGGTAGGTATATATCTAACCTTCCAGCTAACATACATAGGTTCTGTTTTAATATATCTATGAAACCCCCAGGTTGAACTGCTTTGGTTATATTTGATATAAAATCTTTTTCAGATTCTGTATCATTAAAGTATTCTACTTCTGTGGGCCCAGTTACAATCTTTTTTATGGAACCACCAGATGATGTATTTGATGAAGAACCAGAACTTTGTGAAGAATATTCTTCGTTACATTCTGACCCTTGTGAATTGTCATTTATAATGGTTTGAGAAGTAGCATTAATTACATTTTGAATATTTAATAACATGTAATCATAGGCAGCCAATTCCATTATTAATTGATTTTCTAGAGCTTCATAATAAAGTTCATTATTAAAATCTTCTACTGGAATTTCATGATTTACTAGTGGCTGAATATATAATTGCCATTTCTCAATAAATTGTTGTTTAATACTTGATGGTACCTTCCCAAATATTGAATAAGGTATATAGGTATTAATCAACACATATATACTGTTTGATAAATGGGTTTTTACTTTATCAGATATCAAAACAGTTTTTGTTACCTTTTCTACTGGTCTATTATTGGAATCAACAATTGACATTGAAACCCTATAAAAACCCATTTTCTGATATTCATGTGTAGGGTTCAATTCAGTTGAAGTTTCCCCATCACCAAAGTCCCAGGAGTAGGTATACTCATCTGGGACTTCATATGATAGGTTTATAAAATTTGATTTTAACCCTACAGTGTTGAATATAAAATCAACTACCATAGTTTATTTTTTTTAATCCTCTGAAGGTTCTTCGTCTTCTTCCATTAAAGCTTCAACAATAGATAGTTTAGTATCTTCATCTGTTACTTCAATATCAAAAGAAGCTGCCATTGTTTTTAGGGTTTCCAAATTGAAAGCTTTGGCAATTTTTTCACTGGTCATACCAGATTCTACCATTTCTTTGAATTTTTCAATAGCTTTCTTATTATCAACCTTTACATCTTTTTTAATCTCTTTTTCAATGTTTTCATTGGTAATTACCAAATGACCACCATTGATAGCAGAACGGATTCTTTTTGAATTGTATTGTTGGGGCGTTAACTCTTTTATTTCACCCTTTTTAATGGTAATACCAGTGGATTGGTCATGGAATATATAAGCTTTTGAACCTACTTTTACTTTTGTACCCATAATTGATTTGATTTAATAAATTAATAATATGATACCTGGTACCCATGTATATTTATGGAATACCAGGTATCTTTTATAAATGAAAAGAGTTTACTGCTCAATGTTTACAGTGATATAGGGGTCAATATTCATCCATTCAGGGAACCCATTTGTACTAAATCCCCTAGTAGAATCAATCAATATTGAAGCATCTCTGTACATCTTAGAGAAACCAGTAGTAATTGTAGCATATACAGCTTCAGTTTGATTAGATACAATCTTTTCAGATTCAATCATCAATTGACGAGCTGTAAGTTTAATTAATGCAGAACGGGGGTCTACCAATAATACATTATTTTCAGGTACCCCAGGATGAATATAGAAATCAGAGCTGCTGGGAACAGGAGTTTTCAAATTCATTGTGGATTGGGGTTGACCATACATTCTGATTTTGAATTCAGGAAGGTCAAGAATATCAATTGCTGCTGATTCATCACCAATCAAAGTACGGAATACCCGACCAAGACGAGAACCACGAACCCAAGTTCTAAGAAGGTCTTTATAGGTAATACCTTCTGCAGTGGTATTTACTCCAATTACTGGGGCAGATTCAGAACCATCAGCTTGATTACCATTAATCAATACATCCATAGCCAAAGTATCAAGGGCATAACCCAATTGAATACCAAAGTCACGAATGAAAATTGCCATTACATCAAGTGATACATAATTCTTAACCTCTTCAGTAATTTTAAAACCTTTACCAATTTTGAAAAGTCTTACTGATTTTTGACCAAAGCTTACATCTCCAAGAGGGATAGTTTCAGCTTCATTAACTCTTGCAGGTGCAGCATCTGAAGGGTTAATCATAGGCATGATTGCTTGAAGCCCATTGATTGCTTGGTCAGAAGAAATAATATTGGGATAGAAAGGAGCTTCCTTAATACCCAAATAAATGGCATCACGGATAATTTCAGGAACAATCCAACGGATATTTTGGTCAGGCATTGTAAAGATATTCTGCATTGTATCTTTTTTGGGATTAATGCCAATCTTATCATAATAATCCTGAATTGACAACCCATAACGGTTTGTTACCAATTCACTAAGTGAAATATCAACAGGTCTTTGATTTTGGTGACCAGCACGGGTAGCATCCAAAAGTTGTACAATTGACCTCAACTCTTTGGTGAAGTCCTGTGCTTTCATTTTAGTTACGTCTTCCATATTACTTTTTAATATTTTTTTATCGAACCATTACTGCAATTAAATCATTGATAGCTGCTGCAGTATTTAAATTAACAAATTTGGGATTAGCTTTTGTTGTTGAAGCTACTTCATCATCTAACATATATGTTACATATATGCTATCTTCATCAAGTTTATTGGGAAGTACAGCACCACATGTAGGCATTTCTTCTCCAGCTACTCCATATACAATAGCAAATGCTTCTACCATTACTGTTACTTCAGGAATTTTTTCCCCAACAGGATAAGCAGGGTATTGAGTATCAGTAACAGCAATACCCAAATAAATACCAGTACCAAAATAAGCTTGAATAGTACCATCAGTATTCAACTGTACTGGTTGACCTTGAAGTATAACCTCACCTTTTTTTACAGGAAATGCCTGATGTAATTTATGAGATTCACTTTTATAAATTACTGTTTGTTTGGTTTTACTCCCAACAGCAGTCATTGCTTCGGGATTTACATAGGGCATCATAATCTTCTTATATTATTTTAATTTAGAATCAGCTATATTTTTGATAGTAGAATTTAAATCCTCAGAATTTTTAGTTTCTTCTGTAGATTCATCATCTTTTGTTACTGAGGAAGCTCTGCTTACATTTTTAGAACCACATTCTTTACAAACAAGAGGGAATTTTTCTTCTAATTGTAAATCATAGGTTTTGGTAAGTGATATAAGAGTCTCAATACTTGTAGTATTGGATTCCAATAAAGAGATAATATTTTCATCTACTTTATCTTCACCAACAAGCTTTTTATAGGAAGAAATTGCATTATTTCTTACCTCAGTTAAATGGTTAGTACCAATAGTTACCATCAATTTATTTGATTCAATGGTTTCTTTTAAGGTATTTATTTCACCATTTAATTTATTAATATTATCCTCAGCATTTGTTTTAGCTTCAGATAAACTAGAATTCTCAGATACAATTGTTCTAATCTGAGAGAGAACCATTTCTTGACTAATGGTTGCCCCCTCTTGTAGAGTTAACATACCATCACCAAATAATGATTCTAGAAATTTTTCTAATTCATTCATTATAGGTTTATCTTTTGGGTTAGTATTATTATTTTCATTAATAAATTTACTGGTATTGTACATTATATCAACTTCATGGGCCCCTTTGAATTCAAAGAAAGAAAGTTTCTTTGGAAGGTCTTCTTTCTTTATGGGAGCTTCCGAAAATGAATAATAAACAGAACCAGCATAAGCTGGATTGTTTATTTTATTATCTTTTATTAATTGAGCAAATGGGTCAGCTCCATGTGATACCAAAGAAGTTTCCTTATAAGATATAATTCTTGTAGCAATTCTACGAACCATAGTACCATCTTCAGCTATGGTACCTAATTTATCATAAAATTCCCATTCTTTTTCAAATCTATGTGATGGTTTCCATTCGAATTGAACAGTTACTGAATTGGAATGTATAGAAGGAGGGTCCATATTTATACCTCTTGCAATTCTTGGGTTTGATTTACCATCTATTTTTAGTACCCCATTTATTCCAGCAGGTATAGTTACTCCATCAACTGTATATGATTCTTGCCATAAAACTGATTTAACGGAACCAATAGCATTGGCTACATCAGTTTCATGGTCACAATTTACTGTTTGACCAACTAAAAGATTCATAGAATCTTTAAGAACATTCTTGGGAAATTCAGTTGGCATATAATTCTTTGAAACTATACAAGCTGAAAGTAACCTGAACATTGGTTCTATAAACTCTTCATCATTGGGATGTAAATCTTCTGGGTCTACATCTTGATAAAAAGTATTATAATTAGCCCCTGAACCAAATAAACCAAATTGGTCTATTGAATCCTTATTAGGTTTAGCTTCACTAAAAAACCTATTAGAAATTTCTTCATGATGGTTAGGTACATGGGACATTAATATACTATGTCCATTTCCAAGTACCATGGTATCAACATAATTTGGCATAAATATTTATTATTTATCGTTTTCTTGTATCTTGGTCAGCCCTTTTAGGATTTGGATTATTTTTATCCCTTGTTTTTCTATCCGAGGTATCTTTATCTGCCTCCCTTTTTTGTTTCTTTGCATTATCACCTGGTGATGATACTTGGTTGGATTCTTCTGGTTTAATTCTTGGTTCTTTTTGGTCGGGTTTATCATAACCCATTTCCCAAGCAAATTTTTCTTGCCCAATTATTCCTTGATTATATAGAGAGGTTAAATTTCTAATTTTATATTCTAACCCTTGTTGAACTTTTACTTCATCAGATATTGTGGTAGTTCCAAATGTAACTTTAATACCCTTATTTGGAAGACCAGCTAGACGTAATTCTAGAGAATAAATAAATTCTAATACAAAAGAAGTAAGGGTTTGTAAATTTTTTAACTGGGAGATAATCTTTGATAATAAAATACCAGCACCACCCTCAGTAGTATTTGAAGTAACTCCAATTAAATTACCACTAACCCCTAAACCATTTGCAACTGATTGTTGATTCATGGTCCAAGGTTTATCTAGATTTTGTAAGTTTTGGGTAGTTGAATTTAATTTGAATTCATGGTCTTCAATGAACCCAGTTACTATACCATCTTTCATACCATTCATTAGGTTCACTTTTAGTTGTTTTAATAAACCAATTAACCTATCCTGATATTTTTCTATACTTTCTGATGGTAATCTTTGAGGTTTTTGCATTTTAGCTTCCAAGAAACCAACCATACCCATTACTTCCATTATATTCTTAAAATTGACTCTCATTTCATGTTGACCCTTTAATGAATCTAATGCAGCCATAAAAGGTGGTACCCCATAAGGTTCATCAGTATCATTATACATACCAACATATAAATAAGTTTCAGTATTAAGTTTTATATAATCTGGTTTTTGATTTTGTGGGGAATATGGATTTTTTTGATATGGGTGATATACCCCATTACCCATTCTCCTGAATATAATTGATTCTGGGTTTACAAATACTATGGTTGATATCCCATTTAGTTTATTATCTGGTACTGCTTCAATGGATATTGCACCACCTATTAAACATTGTACCATAAATTTATTTACTAAACCATCAATACCAGCAGTATAATTAGTCCACCTCTTACTTGCTTGTTTTAAATGTGAACTCATTTTTTCTGCTTCTTCTGGGGTATTATTTGGGAATGATATAGTATGACCAGTATTAGATAACTTAAACATATCTTGTAAAGCTATACTAACATCTGGATTAACTTTATATAAATCTCTTATAAGTGGAATTATTTCAGTTCTGAAACTTGGTAATACCAAATCTTTAACTCCCATTACACTTATTAGATTATTAAATGATGGTTCATTAGGAACTGATACTCTACCAGGGGGTATTGATGAATCATCTTTTCTATCTTGGTTTACCAATTGTTGTGGTACTGGTTTTTTTCTAAACCATGCAAATAAATTCATAGATTTTTATTATTGGGGTAATACATATCCATTGTATTGATTTGACTTCCTTATATGGTTGGTTATAGCTTTACCAAATATATCATCATCTGAATAAGTTTGGTCATCCATATCTATATCAGAAGCTGAACTAGATGAGGTTCTATGTTTACCTCTTGCAACTGGTCTTCCTGTTGCATCATATATAAAGGTATAGGCTTCTTGTATAAAGAATGGGTCCTTTATGATTATATTTTCTTTTCTAATATCCTCTTCCAGACCCTCTATTATAACTGTTCTATTTTTAGTGGTTGTTAACCAACCAGGAATTTTTTCTTCTTCTGGTCTACTTTTACCCTTCTTTTTAAGAATTTTAGTATAGTAATAAAGATTTGGATAACCTTCAGCTTGAAGCATTGCAGTAACAGCTGCCCCTATATCATTTGTTTCTGGTGCTAGAAGTGCATTATTAAATTTCATTCCAGTATCACCAAGTAACTTTGCATATCTATCTAGAGGTAACCTTCCTTTGTATATAACTTGTTCTTCACCAAATTTATCCATACATGTGAAAGAAGAGTAGTCAGTTGCTCTACCAGTTGAACAGTCTGCACCAATGAAATATTCCTTATCTGGGTCTACTTCATTGAATTCCCTATATTGACCACCCATTTTTGTTAATATTGGGGGATATTCAGATAACATTTCTTCAATACCTTTGATATCAGACATATCAAATACTGTATTACCTGAGGATAAAAAGTCACCGTCTATTTCTTGGGCAGTTCTTCTTGGTCCAAGTGCAGATGCCATTTCTTGGTACCATTTATCATCTCTATCTGGGTGCATTTGCCAATATAATCTGATTGGATTCATTGGATTACCACCAGATATAGCATCTACCCAACTTGAATGATAAAATCCACCAACTCCTAATGGAGTAGAATTAATGATTGCTGAACCACCGGTAGAAAGAGTGGGAAAAGCTGCTGCCCAAATTTGGTTAGCCCATCTTACTGCAGCAGCTTCATCTATAACAAGTAAAGATAGAGATTCTGAACGACCAGCTTGTTCAGAAGTAGGGATTGATTCTATAATTGAACCATTTGAGAATTCCATGGTAGTTGTACTACCAAATTCCCCTACCCTACCATTTATGATTGGTGTTTGAAGGTACCAAGGTAAATTCTTATACATGAACTTAATTTTCTTGAGTACCTTCTTTGCTATAGTATCCTTGATTGATATGATGTTTATTTTTTTGTTTGGGTGATACATAGCTAACCATAAACAGTACATAGCAATCAATTCTGTAATTCCAGCTTGTCTGAATTTTAGGATTATATTGAACCTATGTTTTAGGAATTGATAAAGAACTGATTTTTGGTATGGGTATAAATTAAATTTTACCATACCCAGTACTGGGTTAACTACCCAAACAAAGGTAGAAAATAAAAATACATCTTTTGATACTCTAGATAAAATTCTTAGCTGTTCCTGGTTTAAGCTTTTATCTTCTTTTAATATCCTTGCCATAGTTAGAATTGATAACTTAATTTGAAGTATAAATCTGTTCCAGGATTTGTTTTAATCCTTGGGTAATAAAATAAGTTCAACCCAAGTTCATAATTAAATTTACTGGTATTGTATTTTAAACCTAAATTCAAATCCCATAAATTGTTGAATGGTCTCCATTGAAGTTCAGTTAATGGTGAAAATCTTTTTATGAGGGATTTTCTTTTTTGAGTCATATTATCCTCAAAGTAATTGTATGAATATTTATCAGTATCAATTGAATAAACCTTTTCAAAGAGCTTTCCATCTGTGTTTAATAATCCAAGTTTTAAATCAGTATCAGTTAGAAGAAATTGAATTAGCTTACTTGAATTTGGGAATTGAGAAAGAAACTGAGGTGATACTGAAATAAAACTTGAATCAGGATATAATAGTTTTATTGTATCATTATGGTAAATGATATTTAAAATTTCTATCGTATCCAAAGTATGAACATAAATAACTTCTGGTTCTTTTGGTTCATCAAATGGTTCCTCTGGAACAAAAGGCTTATCAATATAAACTGTATCTGGTTTTTGATTGTTGGGTTTTGAATCAGATTTATGTTTCAATGAACCAAGGTAATAACCAATCAAAAAACATAAAACAATTGGGATTAGGATTTTCAAAATTGACCATAGGATTTTCATAACATAAAATTTTTGGGATTTATAACCAATAGTTCCCCCTTATTCTTTTTGATTTATTCCCTCCTCTAAAAAGAGTAAAATATATTTATTTACCCTTTTAGAGGGTATAAATATATTACGTACACGTGTACACGTAACCTTATAATAGCGCATATGCGTAATATATAGATAGATATTATATATCTATCTATATATTTATTTAATTAATAATAAGCGCATACGTACGCGTTAGGGGGTTTCCATATTCCTGAATTGTTTTTTCAGGCATTTTTTAAACCATACCCCAACTTCATAAACTGAGCCTTTTGTTAATGTATTTCTTCCTTTATTGAGCCAATAATTTAAATTTTCAGTATCCATATATACCTTGAACCTTTTTGGGAATCCCATAATAATCCTATATTCTTCTAGGCCCATGATATCCCCATCAGGATTAAATTGCCTATTTGATGGTCTTACAGTTAATGGATAACTATTTTTTCTATTTCTATACACTCCTGGAAGAGTTTTCATTTTGGTATTTTTCATTGGCCATTTATATTCTTTTTTAAATTCACTCAACCAAAGATTTTTTACTTCCTTTACTGTTAGGGTTTTCTTTGATTTATCAGAATAATGGTACATGGCTAATTTTTTATCATCATTTTCTTTGAAATTAATGTCCTTTCTTATCAGTTTTTCAATTTCTGATACTAACATTGGAGTTGATACTGGAAAAATATTTTCAAAGTTTGATACTTTTATATTAGAATCCTTTCTAATACCAATTAGGATTAATCTTTTTCGTGATTTTTGTGAATTACCAAAATCAAATACTGAATGGCAATGGACAATTAGGTGATAATTTTGCAATTTTGCTTCCCATTCCTCTCTTGGAATTAAATCAAAAAGTTTTGGGAGGTTTTCCATTAGGAATATTTTTGGTTTAAACATGCTCAAAGAGGTTAAAAATAGATTCAAAGTTTTATCTTCTTTTGGTTTACCAAGGGTTTTCTTCCTTGAATAACTAAAAACACTAGAATGACCACAAGAAGGGGAACCAATTATAATATCTACTTGGCCTTTAAATGATTCAAGGTCTCTTTTGAAAGGTATTTCACCAAAATTTAATTTCCATTGTTCTTCATTTTTTGTATGAAATACTGCT